CTTTTATATCGAATGGAGATCAAGTAAGTAATTTAACTACAGCTTGGCAAGCAGCAGGAACTAGTAAAAGTAGAGGATTACTTCCTTTCCGCTTTCAAAATGGTGCTACTGGTCAACCCGAGTCTGGCGATAATGCTCATTGGGGATTAAATATATATGCTCACGCAGGTTCCAGTGGAAATTATCCGTATGGTACTCAATTGTCTGCGGGATCTACACAGAACTTGTGGCATCGTTGGTGGGCAAATGGATCTGCACAAGCTTGGAGAAAAATTTGGGATAGTGAAAACGACGGCCCAAGCTCAGGATTAAATGCTGATTTATTAGATGATCAACAAGGTTCATATTATTTAGATTACAACAATTTTACTAATAAACCAACTATACCAACAAATAATAACCAGTTAACAAATGGTGCTGGTTATACATCAAATACAGGTACAGTAACCTCAATCGCAACTGGAACTGGACTAGACGGTACATTTACGACTTCAGGTACTATTACTTTAGATTTATCTGAACTAACAGATATGACTGGTGCAATTGATGCATCAGTTGATGAAATTATAATGTTAGATAATGGAGAGGAAAGAAGAAAGAGATTTAGTGAAATCTTCGGGAGTAATGCCTACAATTCTACTACTATACCAACTAACAACAATCAGTTAACAAATGGCGCTGGTTATATTACTGACGGTAATACAAACTGGAATAACAGTTATGGATTTATAACTGCTTCAGACTCAAGTATTACTAATAAACTACCTTTAGCTGGTGGAACAATAACTGGTGGGTTAACTATATCGGGTTCAGTAGACTCTGGCGCCAGTAATATGGGTTTCTATGAAAGTGCAGGAACAAATTTAATACTAAAAGGCGATACAAATGGCCGTAGTGGTATTTTCTTTGAATCCGAAAAGGACGGCACTAATATTAATGACCCATCTGATTATGGATTTATCCAATATCATCCTTATGGATATGGTGGTACTTCAGGCGAACATGCAGACTTTGTAATTGGTGTTTCAAATGACTCTGCTGACCATGTTATTATTCAATCTCCATATAATGGAGGCGTAAAGGTTGGTTATAAAGATGCGACTAGTGGGACTGGCCTAACTACTCAAACTATATTCCACGACGCTTATCATCCAAATGCTGATAAGTGGACAACGGCCAGAAGTCATACAGTTACTTTAACTGGTGATGTAACTGGTACTGCTGCTCAATCGGTTGATGGTACGGGTAATAAGACATGGTCAATCACTACTGCAGTAGGAAATAACTCTCACCAACATTCTCAATTATACGAAAATGGAATTATAGATTTTGGTGCTTCTTATGTACAATGGACAGACCAAGCCGGAAATGGAGGCACTGGTATGGATGGTGCTGCTCCAAGAAATCCTGCTGATGGTTGGTATCATAATTTAATTATGAATCATGGTAACAATAGTGGATATTATTCTCAAATTGCAACTGGATTAAATACAAGCGATATATACTTTTCAAGAGTTATGGGTGGGTCTGCTCAAGCTTGGCAAAGAATTTTTGCAGACGACTATCATCCAAATGCAGATAAATGGACTACTGATAAAGCCTTTCTTATCAATTTAACTGGCGCAGTCACTGGTAATGCAACTGTGCAGGTTGATGGTAGTTCAAATGAAACTTGGTCAATTTCTACTTCTTTAGCTAGTGGAGATTTTGGATCTAATAATATTGCTACAAGTGGGTATATAGAAACAAACGGATATTACCATGATGGGGATGGCAATACTGGAATGGTCTTTCCGGGAGTTGATCAAATCGATATCCTAGCTGGTGGCACTACTATGATGAGGTTCCGTCAAGAAGATACTAACACAGATTATATTTCAATGTTTGGAGCTTCTGTTTCTGGTGAATTCTTATTTTATGACAATGGTAATTTTCATGCTGATGGTAATATTACAGCATATTCATCTAATACAGCTTCTGATATTAGGTTAAAGAAAAATGTTAGACCTTTAGAAAATTGCTTAGATAAAGTACTGAGCTTAGATGGTGTAATATTTGATTGGAAAAAAGATTCTAGAGGTAAAGATCAAGTTGGTTTTATAGCACAACAAGTTGAAGAGCATGCTCCAGAATTAGTAAGTATTAGTGAAGATAAAGATATTGGAGAGGTTAAAACTGTTAATTATGATGGAGCTATTCCAATGTTAGTAGAAGCTCTGAAAGAGCAACAAAGTATTATAAATAGATTAGAGAGTCGTATAAAAGACTTAGAAGACAAAGGATAAACACAATGGCAAAACCAAATAGTAGAAGCACATTAATTGACTATTGCATGAGATCGTTAGGAGCGCCTGTAGTAGAAATTAACGTTGACGAAGATCAAGTCGAAGATAGAATTGATGAAGCGTTACAGTTTTATCAACACTATCATGCTGATGCTATTGAAAAGGTTTTTTTAAAGCATCAAATAACATCAGATGATATTACTAATGGCTATATAAGTATACCAGATTTGGTTACTGATGTAGTAAGAATATTTCCATTAAGAGATAGTATTTCTGGTGACTCAATGTTTGATGCTCAATATCAAATGCATTTAAACGATGTATATTCAATGGGATATATGGGATCATTAGTAGAATACTCTATGGCTAAACAGTGGATAGCTTTATTAGATATACTTGTTGATTCTAACGACAAGCATATTAGTTTTGATAGACATAAAAATAGTCTAAGAATTGACATGGATTGGTCTAAAGAAGTTTCAGTTGATGATTATATTATTGTTGAGTGTTATAGAATATTAGATCCAGAAACTTATACTGATGTTTATAATGATTATTTTTTAAAGCGATATGCAACTGCTTTAATTAAACAACAGTGGGGTGTTAACCTTTCTAAATTTGAAGGTATGGTAATGCCAGGCGGAGTAACTTTTAATGGTAGACAAATTTTAGAAGATGCTAAGGAAGAAATCGATAAATTAAATGAAGAAGTCAGATTAAACTGGGAACAACCAGTAGACTTCTACACGGGGTAATAAATGCCTAGAAGCGTATACTTTTCACAATCAGTTGCCTCAGAGCAGTCTGTTTACGAAGATCTTATAATTGAATCTCTTAAAATATATGGACAAGACGTTTATTATATTCCTAGAAATTTAGTTAGTAGAGATACAGTCTTAGGAGAAGATAAAGCTTCTAGTTTTGACGATGCTTATATGATTGAAGCATACATTGAAAACCCAGAAGGATTTGATGGGTCAGGAGATTTATATCAGAAGTTTGGTCTTGAAATACGAGATGAAGCTACATTTGTTATTTCTCGAAGACGCTGGACTAATTTAGTAGGTGTGTGGAATAATACTGTAGAAACTATAAGACCAATGGAAGGTGATCTTATATTTTTACCAATGACAAATAAGTTTTTTGAGATCTCGTTCGTTGAACATGAACAACCATTTTATCAATTATCTAATTTACCAGTTTATAAACTTAATTGTAGCTTGTTTGAATATAACGATGAAGATTTTGATACTGGTGTTGATGCTATTGATATAACAGAAATTAAGAATGCATATCAAGTTCCAATTACGGTAAGTTTAACTGGTGGTAATCATTTTGAGCTTGGAGAAACTGTAACTCAAGTAATTACTACAGATCCAGCTGTTAGCGTTTATGGAACTATACAAACTATAAGTAAAAACTCAGATATTGCGGCAAAAATTGGAGTTTCTAACATTGGAGTTACTGGTTCAACTGAAGCTAAAGACTTTATTATTTCAGATACTTTAGGATTAACTGGTAGTAAATCTGGAAATACTTGTTTTGCAATATCTATAGATGATGTTGCTGATAATACAACATTTGCAAATGATGGAGCTGCAAGCAATAATGCGTTTGAAATAGAAGCTGATGGATTCTTAGACTTTACAGAATCTAATCCATTCGGTGATCCTTCGGAGACTTACTAATGTTTGGTAATCATTTTTATCATGCTACAATGAGAAAGGCTGTGGCCGTTTTTGGAACTTTATTTAATGACATAAGTGTTATCAGACAAGATGGTAATGGAAATGTTCTTAATCAAATTAAAGTTCCTTTAGCATATGGGCCGAAGCAAAAGTTTTTAGCTAGACTTGATCAAAATACTAATAGTGATGCTTCAATGGCTATTAAGCTGCCGAGAATGGCTTTTGAAATCGTGTCATTGGATATTGATTCTACTCAAAAACTAGGTAAAAGAAATGTTATTAGCGAAAATCATGCTACTGATTCTACAAAGAAAAAGACTTTAAAACAACAAGTTGCATATAATATTAATATGTCGTTACACATTTTAGCAAAGAATCAAGATGATGGACTACAAATAGTAGAACAAATTCTACCTTATTTTCAGCCAGAATATACAATTTCTATAACACCCGTTGATAGTTTTCAATATAAACAAGATGTTCCAATTGTATTGACCGGAGTTACTATTAATGACGATTATGAAGGTGATTTTCAAACAAGAAGAGTTTTAGCCTATCAATTAGATTTTACAATGAAAATGAAGTTTTTTGGACCAACATCAAATCAAGGTATTATTAGAGAAATAAACTTTGATTTTAATGCTGATCCAGGTGGAGCTAATATTCTAGAAAATATGGATTTCACTATAACACCAGCTGACGCGGATGAGGATGATAACTATACAGTTAACGTAAGTATAACATAGGTACATTATGGATAAATTAGAAAAAATGCAGGCAAGCCTGAATAAGAACTTGCCAGAGAAAAAAGATAAAAACTCTCCCACTGTCTTGACTAAGGATCAAACTGAAGTTAAAGATGACTATGAGTATTCAAGAAAAACATATAAAGATCTTATTGATACTGGAGTAAAATCCTTAGATGTCTTAGCAGAACTTGCTAGAGAATCTGAGCATCCAAGAGCGTTTGAGGTATTATCTAAAGCTATAAAAGATATTGGTGATGTTACTGATAAGCTTATGACGCTTCAAAAAAATAAACAAGATCTTGCTGGAGAATCAGCAAGCAAAAAGACTACAACTAATAATAACTTGTTTGTTGGTAGTACAACTGATTTACAAAGATTATTCGCTAAAGCAGATAAAGAAGCGAAGGAAAAAATTATAGATGTCTCTGAGAAAGAATGATGACGGCTATATGGGCAATCCCAATGTAAAACGGGATGGCGTAGAAGCTGAATTTACAGAAGAACAGATTAAAGAATACAGAAAATGTATGATGGATCCATCATATTTTGCGAGAACATACCTTAAAGTTATTTCTCTTGATGATGGCTTAGTTCCATTTAATCTTTATAAATACCAAGAAAATATGTTTAATCATTTTAATGAGAATAGATTTTCTATTGTATTGGCGTGTAGACAGTCTGGTAAATCTATTGCTGCTGTTGGTTATTTACTCTGGTACGCGTGTTTTCATTCAGAAAAAAATATTGCGATTTTAGCAAACAAAGGTGCTACTGCAAGAGAAATGCTAGCGCGTGTTACTCTTATGTTAGAGAATCTACCATTCTTTTTACAGCCAGGTTGCAAAGCTTTAAATAAAGGTTCGATTGAATTTTCGAATAACTCGAAGCTCATTGCATCAGCAACTTCTGGTAGTTCTATTCGTGGTTTATCTATCAACTTATTATTTTTAGACGAGTTTGCATTTGTTGAAAATGATGCGCAGTTCTATACATCAACATATCCTGTAGTTTCATCTGGTAAAGATACTAAAGTTATTATCACATCTACAGCTAATGGTATTGGTAATGTCTATCATAAAATATGGGAAGGTGCAACGACTTATGTTAATGAATATAAAGCATTTAGAGTAGATTGGTGGGATGTTCCAGGAAGAGATGATGTATGGAAAGCTCAAACAATTGCTAATACTTCAGAGCTGCAATTTGATCAAGAATTTGGAAATAACTTTCATGGACGTGGTAATACATTAATAGATGCTGGAGATCTTTTGGCGCAAAAATCTCAACGGCCTATGTCATTTAATGAACATCTATTTATGTATGAAAAGCCAATCGAAGGCCATCACTATGTAATGACTGTTGATGTATCTAAAGGCCGAGGCCAAGATTATAGTACATTTACGCTTATCGATACTTCAGTTAATCCATTTAAACAAGTTTGTGTATTTAGAGATAACAATATATCGCCTATGCTATTACCAGATATATGTTATAAGTATGCTATGTTATACAATGAAGCATATATAATTGTTGAGTCAAATGATCAAGGTGCTGTTGTTTGTAATGGATTATATTATGATTTAGAATACGAAAATATGTTTGTAGAATCACAAGTAAAAGCTAATTCAATTGGTGCTACAATGACTCGAAGAGTAAAAAGAATTGGATGTTCAACGCTAAAAGATTTGATCGGACAAAAGAAATTACATATTATTGACGCTGAGACTATTGGTGAGATGTGTACATTTGTAGCTAGAGGTAATTCATTTGAAGCTCAAGCTCCTAATCACGATGATTTAGTTATGAATTTAGTTATGTTTGCTTGGTTTACTTCAACTGATATATTCCAAGGGTTAACTAATATTGATATGAAAAATTTACTATATAAAGAGCAATTAAAGGCTATTCAAGATGATATGTTACCCTTTGGTATTATTAATGATGGTAGTAACTCGCACGTAGAAGGCGTTGGCGATGGAGAAGGTAATGTTTGGTTTGAAGATCCAGATTACGATCCACTAAAAAAACAGTTAATGTAACCTTAGAATCTTTATTTATATAAATAATATTGATTGAATATAACCGTATTATGAAAACTTATTAATAACTCAATTTGAGAGGACACAACAATGGCATTTCAAGTATCACCAGGCGTCCAAGTCAAGGAAATTGACGCATCGGGCGTAATACCTGCCGTATCAACCAGTATTGGTGGATTCGCAGGGTCTTTTAATTGGGGTCCAGTCGAAGAAGTTCGCACGGTTAGTTCAGAAACAGAATTAGCTAGCATCTTTGGAACACCAGATTCCGAAACATTTAAGTACTTTTTAACAGCAGCATCATTCCTAAAGTATGGTAACGCTCTTAAAGTAGTACGGGCAGCATCAGGTCACTTAAACGCGACCGACGGTACTGCTAAACTAGTCAAAAACGAAGATCATTATGATTCTTTAACTCATGATGGCACCTTTATTGCTAAATACCCAGGTAAACTAGGTAACTCGCTTAAGGTAACAATCTGTCCAGCTGATGCTACAGCTTGGGCAGCATTTAACGAAGCAGGAAGCTTCGATGGTGCACCAGGAACTTCCGATTATGGAACTTTAAATGGATACACTAACGACGAATTACACATTGCTGTTGTAGACACAACTGGCGCGTGGAGTGGAACTGCAGGGACTGTTCTAGAAACTTTCCAATTTGTATCGCAGGCTTCAGAATCTAAGAAGTCTGATGGTCAAAGCAACTATTATAAAGAAGTAATCAATAGAACATCCAGTTATGTTTACTGGACTGGTCATCCAACAGCTTTAACTACTGCTGGTAGTAATCCAGTTGATGATCCGGCCACAGAAGGGACAGATGAAGGAGTAGCATTTGTAACCGGTACAGCTGTAATTTCAGCCACAATGGCTGGTGGTACTGATGATAACGAACCAACAACTGGCGAAATTAGTAACGGATTTGATCTATTAGCTGATGCTGAAACGATTGATGTTAACCTTTTGTTTGCATATCCTGATGTTGATAGTTCTAAGACTATCGCTGATAAGCTTATCAGTATCTGTAATACTAGAAAAGACTGTATGGCATTTGTATCTCCTCCAATCGATGACTCAGTTGGAACCGATACTCCGGCTGCTGATGTTAAAGAATGGGCTGATACTCTTCCTTCAACTTCA